AATTGACCCATTGGCCATCGGTTATGTGTCGTGGTCGTTCAAGTCGCACTGAGAAGCCTCCCCATCGCCGGAATCAATCCAGCCCCGTGCGCTGTAACCTTCACGCCTCTATCTCGAAGGTAAAGGAACTGCTGTTGAAACTCCATCGCCTGCCGGATCATCCAGCGAGCGCAAGTGTATGTTTTGTCACCCAGCACAACGTCCATTGTCGCTTCACCGTCATTCAGGCTTTGCGAATAGGCATGGTGTGAACCCTCGGCATAGGAACTGTCGAAACCATAAAGGTGTATTTTCTTGTAACCAGACAGCCACGCTAGATTGATTGCCCGAAGGCCCACAGTGCCACCACCAGGCACTAGAACGCAGGGTTTCTGGTCTGGGCCTTCGTCGAACCACGGCTTGATGATGTCCATAAGTTCGTCACCCGAACCCATCGCGTTATGCCACAGCACAACATCATGCCCCGAAAGAGCATCAAACACGCACGGATGAACCTGAGAAGCGAGAAAATAGCGCACGGACATTGGCGCATCCTCGACCATGTGCAGATTTTCTTCCCGCGCATCCAGCATGACGTGAGCGTCTGGCGTTAGGCCGTGCTTGATCAGATACCGCATTGCATTATTGACGCTGATAATCTTGGCACCGCGTCTGCGATGGTCCTTGATGGCCTGCACACTGTCCGCAAGCGAGGGACCGCCACCGACAATGACGCAAGCCTTGTCCTGATCCCCAAAGCCGGAGAACCACGCCAAATCCCGCTGCACGTTCGTCCGCACGTTGGCATAGGCAAAGTCGTGCGTTACGTTCATGCCCTTTAGCTCTGGCATGGCCGTGTAACCACCGACGCGCCAGACACCTGGCACCCATCCCTCAGTCACTTCATGCGGCTTTGGCTGGCCGTGAAAGATAACTGCCTTAGCTGTCTCAGGGGGCCATGATACCGCATTCCGGTATGAGACGAACATATCAGCGGGAAACGTGTCCCAAGTGCTGATTTGCGTGATCCATTCTTGATCCCCGCCGTTCACTTGGCCTTCAGGCAACAGGCCTTGCAGGGTATCAGACGGCAGGTCGATAAACTCAGGCTCAAACCATGTCCAAATGTCGGAATGGTCGCCAAACTGCCAGCGCATGACGCTGCTGTTGTAGCAGGGCCAGTGCCAATCTTTGATGATGCCGTGTTGCAGTTCTTCAAGCCTGCCGGTCACGCATACGTCAAGGTCCATATACAGAACCTCGTCGCCTAGCTCCCACGGCATCGCTTCTTCGCAGAACAGATAAACCTTTTGCCACCAGCCCGGCAGATCGGGATTGTGCGCAATAGCCGTAATGCCTTCAGGCAGTTCGTCCGGCCTGTCAGTCAGGCACCAATGGCGCTGCTCTTCGTCCAGATGCCGGGCAATGCCGTCATGCAGCTTAATGACGTATTCGATCGGGTATTTGGTCCCGACGCGGACGCTGACAACATTGATCATGCTACCTCCATAGCAAAACAGCCGCAGGGACGAACCCCACGGCTGTTAGGCTATCACACTAACCCCAGTGGAGGCTAGGGAAAGGGACAGGTGTTAGATGGCGGTGCGCTTGGCCCAGAAATATTGGCCAGCGGCGACACCGCCCGTGGTGTTGACCGTGAAGCCAGCCGAACCGGAATCCGACGACGCAGAGCCGTTGGTGCCGATCACGATGGTTGCAGTCGAAGACAGAGCCTCCGAAGCACGGGCGTAGAGGTGGAGGCGAGCGTCGTTAGCACGAACAGTCGTGTTGACGGCGAAGGCCGGGGTCGAGGACTTGTCGTCCAGATCAATCCCCACAGTCGGAATGGTCGAAAAGACCGTAGCAGCAGTCGATGCCATGTTAGTGGCTCCTTTCTAGGGGGATCAGGTTTGGAACAGGACGCCTTGGAGGAAGGCGTTCGAGAGGGTCAGGTTGCCAGCCCAAACGATAGGCTTGACCATAGCGTCCTGGTTGATCGAACGGACTTCTTCCAGCGGGACCATGTTGCGGTCCTTGTGAGGGCGCCAGTGGATGTAGCCGGTGTTCAGCATATACATATGGTTGGCCGGGCAAGCCCCGCCGAAACCACCGTCAAACACCACGTCGGTGCCTTTGAACTTCAGCGACACGTAACCGGCGTCGCCTTCGTTGGGGTTGCTGATGCGCTGGATGTCCTGAAGCGCCGACTCATAGAATGCGAAATAGTTGTCATCGCACAGAATGAGGTCCGGCTTGTCGGTGCCACGCGAGCACTGACGATACAGGTTGTTCATGAAGCGAACGATGTTGGCAGCCGAGGCAGCCGAACCGCCGTCCGAAGTGGCTTGGAACTTCTGGTTTTGCCAAAAGGACCACGTTGCACGGTTGATGCCGCCGACAGTGCCGGTGGTGGGGTCGTCAGCGACGAGAAGCTGAAGGCCACCAATCTGCTTGCCGCCCGAAGCCGTACCGTTGGAGTACAGGTCTTCAGCCACACCGTTCTGCATGGTCTTTTCCGCGTTCTTGATACGCGAGGCCAGCAGGTCGATGATGGCGTCAACGCCGGAGTTTTGCAGTTGCTCCAGACCGCTCATGGTCACGTTGACAGCGATTTGCTTCCAGTCGAACTCAGCCGAGGTGAACACATCGCTAGGCGAGATGTTCAGGACTTCGTAGCCCGAGTAACGCTGATAAGTGACGTTCTCAGCGTATTCCAGCTCTTGAATGATGGTCCGACCACCGGACACCGGCTTGATGGTGCCGCGACGGTTCATACGCGACAGAATCGCGTTGTTCTGGGTAACGTTGTCAGCCAGCTTACCCGTGCGATTACGCAGGGTCGTGGTTGCGATTTCCGAAAGATTCGGGGAGGTCATTTAAGTTCTCCTAGGCCGCACCGGCAACTTCTTCAAAAGCTGCGCGGATGTCGTCCTCGATTGATCCATTGGACTTGGGAATACGGGTTTGACCCGGAGACCCGGTGACACTGACAGCCGCCCGTCGCGCCTGCGCCGCCTTGTCTTGCACGGGAGCTGCCGGGGCCTGCGCTGTTTGCAGGAACGGGCGAATATCCGGCCTCATCCAGCAAGCCATTTCATACGCTTCCTTCAGGTCCGACGCTTTCCCGTTGTGCAAGAGGACCGCCATGTCATCGCGGACGTTCTCAAAATACAGGTTAGCAGGGTCGTTCTGGAAGGCGTCGATCTGGCTGACGATAGGCGCGGTCTGCGCCGTCTGGACTTGGCTTTGCAGGACTTGGAGTTGCTGCTTAAGGGCTGCAATCTCTGGGTGGCTGTCCGGTGCGGGCTGGGCCTGGTATGGCTGTCCCTGCGGCTGGGCCGTGTTCAAATTCACGCCATACGAACGGGCCAGAAACTCAAGCCCTTGCATCGGGTTCTTTTCAAGCAGGTCTTGTGCTGCAAGCAGCGTCTTGACCGCATGAACTTCATCCATCCCTTGCGCGGCCCATTGAGCGCGGCGAGGGGCAAGCACTTGTTCCAGCGGTTCATACCGCTTCACTTCCTCAGACTTGCGCCGCAGTCCGTGATCGATCTCCTGTTCCCGCTTTGCAACAGCCTGTTGCACTTCCGGTGGCAGTTTATCGAACGTGGCCTTAGCCGCAGGTGACCACGAAGCCGGGGCGCGGATGGCGAGCTTTGCAGCAGGGTCCGCGACTGCCTCCGAGGGCTGGTCGGGAGTATCTTGCACCATTTCTGGCGCCTTGGCAATAAATTTGCCGTCAGGGCCTCTTACACGCCCGTCTGCTGCCTTTTCGCTGTCATCGTGGGGCGTTTCTGCCTCGATAACCGCTTCCGGCGCAACCACCACTTCCTCAACGGGCGCAGGCTCTGGTGCGTTGCCGCTTACTTCAGCCATAGCTGCCCGGATGTCGTCTTCCATGTCGCTCATAGTCTGGCCTCCACCTGATCGATAGCCGTCTTGATGTCCTGTTTAAGCTCACGGTCAGACAGCGTGGGCCGTGGCTTGGCCGTTAGTTTCTCGTTCCCGACAATCTCGCAGCCCGCATCTTTGACGCCGCGCTCATAAGCTGACCGGCTGTCATACATCAGGCCGTTGGCATGGTTCAGGATCGGGTCCATGCCATCGGCCCGAATAGCGGGCATTGGCAGATGGGAGCGGGCCTTGCGAAACTGCTCAAGGCAAGCGCGGGGCCATTCCGACACTTCATGAATGTCGCCACAGGCCTGGCACTTACGATAAGTCGCTCGGCTCATACGGCAAACGTTCCCATTGACGACCAATTGTCAAACCCTTGGCTGTCCGCAAACGCCTGCATGGCCTCGGTCAAGTTGGTGTAGTTGGCGCTCAACCGGCTATTGATCCAAAGCAGTTGGGCTTCATTGAAGGTTGCGGCGGCAGGCACGGTGATTTCCGCTTCGATCATTAGCCGCACATCACCGTTATAGTTATTGGCGGTTGGCGTGAGGCTAATCTCCCTCGCGCTCGCCTGCCGCTTGCCCTGTTGCGTCTTGTCCAGTGTCGGCATCAGGCAAACCCTTGTGGCGTCGGGTCACGGGAAAGGGTCGCGGCCTTAACCTGAAGCTCTTGGCCCTTCAGTTGCAGTTCAGCCATGCCAAGCTCACCCTCCATCTGCGTCCGCTGTTGCTCGATTTGCGCTTGCATCTGGGCCGTTTGCGACTTCAGTTGCTCAACTTGCATCGCGCTTTCGTCAGGCGGTGGCGGTCCTGGCGGCTGGACGGGCGGTGCGGCCTCGGCCTGCTCAAACACCTTGTCAATCACGTCTTCCATCGACCGGCTGACATTGAACGTGCGAGCGCCCTGCTTAAGCACCTCAGCAAACAGCGGAGCCGTGTAAGGCGCAGACGGGACAATGCTCGCCGCCGCTGACATCAGACCCACGATAGCACTGGTGAACTCGGTAAACGCCAGTTTGGCCGCGTTCTCATCCGGCTGAACCGTCGAATCAGTCTCAACGTCGATGCGGAACGAACGCAACGCATCATTGCGGAGAAGGGCTTGCACCTCTTCCCATGTCGGCTGGGCCATCAGTTCTAGCATAGCAGGGTCAGGAGCCATGCCGGGCGGAATAGGCATCCCCGACTGTTGCGCTTGCTGGATTAGCGGCATGATTTGCTCAATCTGCTGCTTTTCCGCCGCCGTCAGGAGCTTGACGTTCGTCATAGCCTTTAGCGTGTCAATGCTGAAATGCTCTGCGATAATCTCAGCCTTGAGCCGGATAGCATCACGGCAGAACCGTTGCAGGTCGCGTTGACGGTCACGGACACGCAGCGAACCCCACTGGCCCTTCATCCGTTGAGCCGTTGCCGTCTCGTTAGGATTGCTCTCGCCTCGGATGATGTCCGACAGGCCGGTGATCTGGTAAATGTCGTTCAGGACTTGCGAGCGGGCTTCGTAACAGCCTTTCAGCACCTGAATGACCATATCGACCGGAACCCACTCGATAAGGCCGCGAACGCCGCCCTTCTCTTTCCACAGGTCGAACGTGTCGATTGGGATTAGCTTGTTCTCATTGCCCGGCGAGAACACCAGTTGCAGTTCGCGGTTAGCTTCACCGGCATAGACACCCACCATCCGCAGCGCATCTTGCAATTTGCCGATACGGGCCGTCAGTTCGTCCAGTTCGTCAGCCTGGTCCTGATACTGAACGTAGTCAGCAACCGGAATGGTGCTGTCATTGGCTGTCGTGGCGTTGAGCGGAGGCGGGCAGGGGAAGAAGTTCGTAAGCCCCAGCGGGTCTTCACGCTTGTCCAGAACGCCGCCCGTGTAGCCCTTACAGACCCAATAGGCCATCTTGGTGGGCTTGTCCCAAATCTCATAGACTTCGCCCGTTTGGCTGGACTGCTTCTGGGCATCCGATGCCGTGTCCGTGCCGGTCGAGGTCGTCGTGATAGGAACGTTCTTGGCCATGTCCTTGCCAAAGCGTTCCGTCAGTTCCGCCCTTGTCATATAGACGCGTCGGGCAACCCAACGAACTTCAGCCCATTCACGAGCCGGGTTAGTCAGCCAGTCTTTCCATGAGACGTGGTCGCACTGGACTTCCTCATAAACCACTTCCTCGGTGGCTTCCGGCGTCTCGACCTCGCCAACCTCGGTGTCGTCATCGTCCTGAACGCCTTCGCCCAGTTCGTCATCCTGCTCCGCGTTGACCTCGCGCATATGCGGGATGTAACGCACCCACACTTGGCCTCGACCTGGCAGCAGATAGTCCAGAACGCAGAGCTTCACGCGTCCGTCAAAGTCATACTGGTCGAGGCTAAACCCTAGCGCCCGTTCCAATACCTCAGAGGCCACCTTCCCAACCGGGTCTTCATCACGATAGCGGCGATCCACCATCGGCACCGGCTGCTTGGCATAGATGGCAGGCTGAAGGGTCGAGACGTTAGACCACAGAATAGCAAAGCGCCGACGCTCATAGCCTACAGACGGACGGCCACCACCCCTTGCCCGGTTCTCGTTCTTGTAGCGCCTGACGATGATGTCGCCAGTCTTCCACCACGGCTGCAACTCGCGCTCAGACAGATTGATTTCCTCAATCCATTTGGTAACGAGGTCAATGCCGTCTTGATTTTCAGGTTCGTCGGGAAGCATAGCCCCTCGCAAAGCGTTCAGGGGAACATATCGTGCGCGGGTCCGCTTGTCGATAGAACGATCATGCGTGACAAGATCAGCCCCAAGCGTCGCGCTGTTTGTCTTCGCGGGCAAATTCCTCAAGCAGCTTCTTTGTCTCGCGCCGCCCGCTGACAATGGACGCAACGCCAGACGCTATCAGCAGAACAAACATCAGGCCCAGAAAAACCATCACGCCCTCTCGTAGCCCGTATGCACCGGCTGATTAGCCAGCAGATCATCCCATGTCATATCACGGATGCCCTTGATCGGCGCGTCTGCCGCCTTGGCTTCCGGCTTAATCTCCCGATAGGCCATTGCAAGGTATCGGAACGCATCGGCAGCGTGGCTGGTCCAGTCGTGCTTAGGCCCATCACGGAAGACCCTAGCCTTGTCGTCATAATCCGCGCGATACTGGCGCAGGCACTCCAGCCCAGCCTTGCATTTTTCACGGTCAAACCAAATACGCGGCAACAGAACGCGGCCAGCGTTAATGCCATCCAGCACTTTGTGATTAGGAACCAGCTTGGGCTTAAGCTTGAGCGTCAGCATCGTCTCAATCCTGGTGCGGCCCGTGCCTAGTTCCCTGACCCTTGCGTCATGCGGCACCCAATCGGCCTCATACTTGTAAGGCTTGGCTTGCAACACCTTGGCGTAATGCTCGATGCTCTCCCCGCTGGCCTCATAGAAGTCGATGACCCTGATTTCCGACCCGTGAGCCTGCCAGAACCAGATGGCCGTGCTGTCACCGATGCCCAAGTCCCATGTGGTGTAGACCGGCAGCGCAGGGTCATACGGAACGTCTGTGATCCGTCCGGCCCGCTCGCTCTCAGCCATGTCCTTGCCGTAGTAAGCGCCGATGATTGCGGCCTCGAACGAGCATTCAAACTCTTGCTCGTATTGTTCCGGCGTCATCTCCCTTGCAGCGGCGACCAGTTCGCTCTGCGGTAGGATCAGCGTTTCGGAGGCAGGCAGGAAGAACGGGAACCAGTCAGGGTCCGTCTTGGCCCGCTCAAACAGGTCGAAGAACGCATTGCGTCCCTTCGGCGTCCCAATGAACGTAGCTGTGCCTTGCCGGTCAGCCAGCATGGGGCGGATGATAGAACCAAAGATGCCGGGATACATATCAGCATATTCGTCCAGCGTGGCGTCATCCAGGTAGCCACCACGCAGGGCATCCGGGTTGTCGGCCCCGTAAATCTTGATGCGCTTGCCGCCGATTAGCTCCACATACAGTTCTGATTCGTTTGGCGGCTTTGCCCAGATCGGCTGGCTGTATCGTTTAAGATACTCCCATGCCACGTCCTTGGCCTGCTTGAGGTAGGGCGCGAGATAGGCCGCTCGATAGTGGGGCTTATCGGACACCACCGCATTGCGGATCATGTCATTGATGCAGGCCACGGTCTTACCGCAGCGCCTATGAGCCACCCCGATGGCAAAGCGTTGCGTCCGGTTATGAAACGGCAGGAACACCCGGCGAGGGGCGTAGGGAATTACTCTGGTTTCGGCCAAGCGTAACCGCCCGTGAACCGAGGACGCCAGCGAAACACCCATCGCCCGTGCTCACGGCGAAACTGGAACACAATAGGCTCCGCGAACCTCTCAACCTTGCGAAGCTCGCTGCCAGTCCATCTGTAGCCGAGCAACGTCATTCGGGCTTGAGCCATGTGACAGTGAGAGCGCCGCCGTCAGGGCCGGAGACTTCCTGTTGCAGCTTGTCGCCGTATTTCTTCGGGTTCATCCGAGCAAGTGCCCACTTGCGTGTGTCAACGCGGAGGCGAGCCTTGGCAACGTGCGATTTTTGAGGCTCAACGTCGTCTGCAATGTCGAGCATATCATCGAACATACCAGCGGCACGTTCATCAATGGCTTTCGCGTAGTTGTCCGAGAAGTCTTTATGCTTTGTCAGCCAAAGGAACACAGACGACGACGACGGCATTGATTCTAATGCACAAATAGCCCGCAGCGATGAACCCGCAGCGAGCCTTGAGCAAATATCAGCCGCCAGTTCTGGCGTATAATCAGAGGGTCGGCCTAGACCGGCCATCCGCTAGTCTCCGTGGTTTGCGTCTAGCCTTATTGCCTTGGCGCGGGCTTAGAGCGTGGGGATGATGCCTTAGAGGGCTTGGCGGGTCAAGCGGCAGGTCATGAGACCCACCTGACGTTTCTGTCGATCCGCTTAACAACGCGGTCATTAGCTACATCAAACAGATACGACACAGCGTCGTCGTTTCCGAGCATGACGACCGCAACCATGTTGGCGCGAGCGTAAGCCTTAGCAGCGCTCTCAACGCTTCCGCGCGGAGCCATGGCTGCCCATTCCCGAGCCGTTTTAACGTAAGAAGCGGAAGAAACAAACATAAGACCCTCCTAGGTCTGCGGCTAGTGCGGAAGTGCCCTGCGCCGTTGATTTGTTATCCCATCTAGGCAGATGTTACGCAATAGGGAAAATGCAGGACGGACGAAAAAAGATTCCTGGCCCTATTTCAAGCCGTGCTGCAACGCCATCCGGATAGCTACAGCAGCTGGGCCGCTAGGGCCTAGCTTGGCGTAGTTCTGTGCGGTCTTCGGGCTGACCATGAGCCATCGGCCCGCCGCTTGCTGCGACAGGCCAAGGATTGAGAGAGCGGCGCGATATTCAGCGGGAGTCATGCGGCAAACAAGCTCATTTGGGGGTCACTCCATGTTCCGTCCCATTGATCGGCCATTGCGTTAGCGATTCCTTGAAAGGTTTTGCTCCGCTCTTTCCAGCGGGTCGGGCTTGGCGGAAGGTAGCGCAGGCGCTCTCGTTCTTTTTTCGGCAACAGCATCATTTCGCTGTAAACCATAGCAGTTGGACGCAGGGGCGGCAGGCCTTTAAGCCAAAGGCAGGTCGCTTTCTGCTCCATGTGCCCAAACATCCACGGCTGGACAACCTGATCGGCTTTGCGAATGTGGGTGCTGATGACCGAGACTGGGTTTTCAATGCAGATGCGCGGAACAGGCGCGTCCATTAATGCCCTGACAAACGCCAATGACGCCGCTTGCCGACCATCTGCGATCTTTTCCTTAAACCATGCCGCACCACTAACCGCCAAGTCAGTGCAAGGCGGGTGACCTATCATTAAATCCCAGCCGTCGTCCAAAATGTCTAAAACACTGCCTTCGTAATGAGGTCCGGGCGCGTCGGTCGGCAATAGATCGCACGACATGGCGTCGTGGCCTTGAGCGCGAAATGCGTCACGGACGGTTCCGCTGTATTCGCAAGCGACAAGCACCCTCACGCCATGCGGTCCAGATAGGCGATAACGTGATCTACGTCCGCCGTCGCGAAGTCGGCCAGCTTTTCAATGTCGCAAGCGTTGGTCGTCTCACCTTTGGCGTTTAGGGCGTAAGACCCGATCGAAACGATGTAGCGGCCCTTGGTGACGCTGACGCCGTAGCGGCGACCCGTGCGAAGCATTGCGTCGAGGGTGGCGGATTGAAGAGGGGTGAACCGGCAAGCGTTTGCGGCGGTGGCCAGTTCGGAGGCGGTCAACTTGTCGGTCTTGAGGGCCATCTGTCTGTTTCCGTCCGGCTAGTGCTTGATTGCCCTGCGCCGATGACTGAACATAGCACCTATTACGCAGGGAGCAAGCACTTTTTACGCAGGAAGCGCGTTTTATTCCGCCATCCACTCGCCAGACAGCGCCTTAAAATCAGGCCGGTGGTCGAACGGCTCCCGCCACATAGCAGGCTCAACCCACAAAACGCGATTGTTTGGGAACGCGCCTATAGACCCGTCCTCTAGCTCCATAACGTGCAAGTGCTTGTGCTGCTCGCTCATGTCGGCCAGCGATGAGCCGGTGAAATCGATTGAGAACCGATACCTGGCACCGCGTCTATCCGGCAGAATCTGCGCCTTCATGCGTCGATTGAACTCAAACGCGTGAACACCAAACTCGCTTGAAAAGCAGTCCCACGGCTGGACGTAGGTGTAATCCACCGCCTCATTGGGAGCGCGGGGCCTGTCGGGTATCTTCCAGCAAAAAGCCTCAATTGGAGCGAGAAACCCAGCCCCGGCGCCATACTCAGTCAGGACGCATTGGAACTCTAGCGCCTTGCCTTGAACCACTCTCAGGCCGTGGATGATGCACGGGAGATACTGGCCGTGTCCGTCCTCTAAATCGCGGGTATATTCTTTGCGGATGTAGCCGTGGAAGAAGCGGTCGAATGATCCGATTATGAACATGATTTTTCCACTCGTTCGATCCGTTCAAGTTCGTCTAATACGTCAGCCGCTATCTCTTTAGCTGTGCGGTGCGCTGTCTGGGCTTGGCGGGATGTTGTGCCGGGCAGCCTGCGGAATATCACAGCCGCCAGCCTGTCTGCTTTTTCAAAGCGAGTCATCGGGTGTAGTTTTGCTTTCTGACTGTCCACGGGGTCCAGGTTTCTAGCGGAGGCGTTCCGCCGCCCGGTTGTTGGCGTTCTGTGTCCGCCAGACCTCCATCTTCGCGTTTGCCGCTGCGTAGCGTTGGCGAGCCGTGTAATCCGCCTTCGCTTGCGCTCCGACCTTCGCCAGATGCTCCTTGAACCGTGGCTGCGCTCTTGCCCATTGCTCTCGCTCCGTAGCTGACTTTGCGTCATTCTCGCCCATCAATTCGGCAAGAACCGTTTTCGTCAATGCGTCCAGATACTCATGCGCGGCCCTGTGAGCGGCCCCTGACTCATCGCCAAGGGCCTCCAACACAAGGTGCATATCATCGTCTGAAACTAGCATCAGAACGGAATATCATCGTCGAACCTGGCACCGCGCTGTGGCGGGGCTTCACGCGCTGGGCCAGCGTCGCGCTGCATCGGGAACTTTACCGATCCAGCCAACATCGTTCCGTTGTCGCCTTTAGCCCAGAACGCCACTTCCAGCTTGTCGCCCGGCTTTGCGCCTTCAGGGACAATCAGATTACCGCGCCAATCTGGCGCTTTATCGTTACGCTTTTCGCGCTCTTTGAAGACGGCAATGTCTCCGGGCTTTTGCTCATACGCCATTACATCGCTCCCAGTTCACGTCCGCGCCGGTCAAATGCCTCGCGGACTTCAATGCGCCAGCCCTTCGGCATGGTGCGGATAATGTCGCCGTTTTCGTCTGCCCAATCTCGCAGCGCGGCAACAGTTGGAATAGTCTCAAGGTCGCCAAGCCACTGATTGACCTTCTCGCCTAGCCCTTCGGCCTTGGCTTTAGCTGCGCTCATTCCAGCGCCTTCGGTTTTATACCAGTCCGGGCCTTCAGGGTGAACGCTTACGTTCGGGTTCTTAGGCTCGCCGGGCTTGGTTGAACGCGGCATAGACGCCTCGCCGTCGTCATCCACCGCTGGCATATTGAGCATGGCCATAAGCGAGTATCGACGGGCATAGGTGATTGCCGAGCCTGCCGCTTGCGGGTCCATCTTGCCAGCGGGGAGGGAAAAATCAGTTTCGATCCACTCTCCGCTTTCATGCACAAGGCGGGTCGTCAGGGTGATACAGTTCCCGTCCATCGGACCTGGCCCTTGCATTACGGCCAAGCCGTTAGCCGACAGAGCGTCGTGCGCGGCTTCAATGACGCTTTCGAGGTTGGCATACTTGGACTTAAAAAACGGGTTGTCAGCGCCCTTTTTCACTCCCTCGATTGCGTTGATAGCCTTGACCAGCGCGGGGCTGATTTTGATTAGTGTGTCGCTGCTTCGCATTTGGCTTCCTCCATTGCCTTTGCATATTGTTGCAGAGCGTTACGACAAAAATGGACGTATCGTTCTGCGTCGGGTCCCGGCTTGTGCTGGAATGATTGCAGCATCACAAGGACATTGAGACGGGTGGCGGATTCGTAAACGCCGCCACGGTCTAGCTGTAGCTGGCCTTCGTGAAACCGGGCAAGCGGGCGGTCAGTCATCGGACTTAGCCGCTACTGCGTTGCCCAGCCGCGCTGTGGCTTTCCATAGCCGTTCCATCTGGTCAGGCGTTATGTCGGCCAGGCGCTCAACGTCACCAATGGCAGCGGTCAGCGCCGACATACACGGCTCAAACTGGCCAGAATGGCGGATGCTTCGGAAAGCGTCGATAACGTCGGTCATCACAAGTCCCTGTCTTTAGCAGCATCACGGGCATTGTCTGCCCGGTCAGCGATAAGATCCCACGCTGCTTCATAGGCCTCGTCTTCAGCCAATGCGCGGGCGTCTGCCTCAGTCATGCCTTGCTCTTCGTAAAGGCTGACCAGGCGGTAATATTCTTCAATGTAAAGGTCTTTCATTCCGCCACCTCATCCATCATAGCGTCGTCAAAATCGCCAGTCGCAAACTGGTCTAGAATTGCGTTAATGGTGTTCCAGTCGCCAGCGGTAACAGGGCGACCGTCGATAGCCTCAACCCAAATGTCGTCAATCTCAGGCGGGTCTGCGGGCAATCCGCCGTGATCGTATGCGGGCGGGGCAGCAGCGCGGCCCGGCGTGAAGGCAAACGACACCGTGGCGTCAAGTTCGCAGAAATCTGCCTCGCCGTCCGTTCCAAACGAGAGACAGGTCGTAAAGGTGTAACGCTTGGCCATCACGCCACCCCCGCAATGTCAGCAGCTACGGCGAGAGCCTTGTCAGCCTTGGCTGCGGCTTCCTCTTGCAGTTCCCTGTAACGGTAATAAGCGGCAGCAGAGACAACCCCCATCTGGAAGGGCTGAAAAAACTTTTTCAGGTCGCCTTCAATGTGGTCTTCGTATTCGGCTTCATCGCCGCTTGGGTCGAGAGCGAAAGCGTCCTCACCGATCTTCAGACCGTCTTCGCGCAGTTCGTCCGCGTTGGCCCAGTCTTTATCGTTTTCGTAGGCAAAGTCGCGATGCGCCTCCCACATATCGTCGTCCAGCTTGCAGAGTTCTTTCGACATCTTCATCACATTGCCCTCATGCGGCGAGCCATTTCGGCGGTCATTGGCATAATAAAGCGCAGGTATTTTTGCGCCGTGTCGATGTCGTTAGCGGCGCGAGCCACCCAAGCCTTAGCCATCAGCTCGCGATGCGCGGCGGCCAGGTCGGTGTTGGCCATTTCTTCGATAGGCATAACGTCTCTCCCTTGTTGTGTAGCGGATGGCCAAAGCCAGCCCGTTCGGTGTGGCACGTTGGAGGCTACAGGGCCGGTGTCGGACTAAATCGCCCAATGCTGACACCTTCGAACACCACCTCTTACCGCGTCTTTCGTTTGCCTTCCGGTTCGCCTATCCCTTACGGGGTCGAAGTTAGCCTATGGCCCATCGAACTATTCGGCACTCGCCTTCAAACTCCGCTCTGCGCGTCCACTTTCCCCGGATTTCGCCTTGGGGTGTCACCCCTAACGCCATCCGCTACACGCACCATAAAACACGGCACCGGGGAGGGCGTCAAGCGATAATCGACGCATTTTTGCGATTGCATCCCTGATAGCGGTATGCCTATGATGCGGCATGACCGATATTCTTTTGGACTACCTCAACGCCAGCGAGCGGGATTTACTCGCTCAAAGCCAAGCCGCCCGGCTCAAAAGCAAGGCAGACGCCACCTATTACGGGGCCGTCATCAAACAAATCATGGACCGTGCGAGAGCGCGGCGCAAAGCCAAGGGAGAATGACCGTGCTTGCCCAGATCAAACGCCTGTTCAGCCGCTACGGCTTTCATCGCCAGCCCGCACCGCAAAAGCGGGACGACTGGCAAGCCCACCCTTTCTACACAAGCGCCGGAGATAAAGCCCGACGCCTTGCCGAGATTGCTCGCCAGCGTAACGCATTGAAAGACGAACTGGCGAAGGTCATCAAAGCCAAAAAGGCCCGCGCTCCGATTTACGCAGCCCTCCGCGCTTTGTCGATTGAGGAACTGAAGGTCGAGGGGCGCCGGTGAAGGCTCCCAAATACCGGAACATCAAAACCGTTGTCGATGGCATTACGTTTGATAGCCTGAAGGAAAGCAGGCGGTATGGGGAACTAAAGCTGCTGGAAAAGTCTGGGCGCATCAGCGGGCTGGAAATCCAACCGGCGTTTCGTATCGTTGTGAATGATTGCCTGATCTGCACCTATAAGGCCGATTTCCGATACGTCACAGACACGCCACACGTTCGCGGGCTGGTGGTCATTGAGGACGTAAAGGGGATGCAAACCCCCGTTTATCGTCTTAAGAAAAAGCTGATGCTGGCGGTTCACGGCATCAGCGTGGTGGAGATATGACAGCAGCGCCACCCAGGCCGTCCATGTCAAAGGCCCGTCGCTTGCGCCTGTTTGCCCGTGACGGTGGCGTCTGTGACATCTGCAAACGGAAAGTTCTAGCCGGTGAAGCGTATGAGCTAGACCACATCATTCCGTGGGCTTTAGGGTTTGACGACAGCGATGAGAACTTAAGGCTGGTCCACAAAACCTGCCACCGGACGGATAAGACCGGCGATGACGTGACAAGGATTGCCAAGGCCAAACGCCAAGGCCGTGAGACGGGCCAACAGGCTAGGCGATTAGTCAAAGGCGGTTCAATCCCGTCTAGACCGTTCCAAAAGACCAAAACCACATGGCCAAAGCGGCCTTTTAAGGGGAGAGAGACATGAGACAGACAGTTGCCAACATCTTGCGGGAGGTCGCGCTAGAACACGGCCTAACCGTCGCCGCGCTAATCGGGCAGGGTCGCTCGCGTCATATCGCATGGCCGAGGCAGGAGGCTTATTACAGGGCCTTCACCGAGTGCCAGCATCTCTCTTATCCAGAGATTGCCAGGCGCATCGGTGGTCGTGACCACACAACAGTTTTGCACGGGGTCCGCGCTCATTGCGAACGGAACGGAC